CTCAGCCACACCACGGAGGAGAGTGTGGAAAAGAAATCAGTTTTCTCTGTGCCAATATGTTGCAAACAATGACACCGACGTGTCATGAAAGAGAACACGTAATCCAAAAACGTAAATACGCACTGGGAAAACAATGTTCAAACACATCGGTACTATCGCTTACAACGAAAAGAATACACAATGTTTTGTGAGTCAGCAAATGCCGAATAGCTCACATGAAATCAAAAATATTTTATGAAATTTGAGAGTCTGCGGGTGCAGAATAGCTCTCATACACTTTAGAATGAATACGGTGACGAACCAATAGTCCTTTGTATTGGGGAAATCATATTTCCTTTATACTTTCCAAGTTGTCCTGAAATAGAATTGAATTGAGATGGATGAGATAGACCAACACGTTCAGCCGCATTAAACTCTCGCTCCCGTGATTCCCTTGCAAATGACAATCTCTCTCTATTTTGAAAATAGTTAGACAGAGCATTTGCACCGGAACCAGCAGCTTGAGCAGCGGCCATCCATGGTGATCCAAAAGATCCAGCTCCTAATTTTAGAGCCTGGGAAACAGGCTTTGCCAACGGAGCAGATTCCATTGGCTTGGATAATGATCCATCAAATGTAGATTTGTCAGTGGCGATATCTCCAAAAGGATTTATCCTCTGGGGAGCACGCATAACTCTCTCATATGGTGGTGGTGGATCATTACTCATAGAATTTTGAAAGAAAGCATCAAGCTCAGATGCTTTACGCAAACCCGCAGTGAAACCGGATTCGCCTGGACGCCTAGGTTCATCATCATCAAACATCCTCATACCAAAACCGTTCATTATTGTATTTGGTCGGACTAATCACAAGAAGGGACAAACACAAACATATAATTGCAAACACAAAGAGGTTATAAACTTTCATTTTTGCAACACCAACATACAACAAAAGGAACGTTACACATAATTAGTACTTTAATCATGATTCTTTATCATATTTCCAATGGTTGATGCTAACCATCAACTGAGCGAGTGAAGCTCGCATACTCAAATAATGAGCCAGTGAATCCTCTTTTTGAGAAGGAGTACACTGTTTTCTGCTAGCAGCAATGTCAATTTTACTTCTAACTTGAGCCATCAACTTCTTCGCCTGGTTAAGTTCCACAAGAGCGTCATTCTTAGGGTCACCATTCTTACACAGATCTGAGTTTTTAGAAGTAACAAGCAACTTGATGGGCGTGCCTGCTGTCCCAGGAGTTTTTCTTCTGCATGCATTTGTTATAGCATTAGAAAACTGACTGGCTTCCAACTTTGACTGCATCGAAGCATTTTGTTCATCTACGTCCAACTGGTTAAGCCGGATTTTGATTGTAATAACTTCATTGATGTAATGCAATCTCACTGTGTCTCTGATATAATCTTCGGAGTCCAAGCGAGCTTTATCATCCTTCAACTGTTCAGCAAGCTTAACACCTTGATCAAGAAGAGCATGTTGGGGCCAAGAACAAATCCCCTCCGCATACGAATCACAATCCCTAATACAAGAGAAAGCAGAATGTGGCAGAGAAGAATATGTCCAAGGTGGCAAACAAAGATCTTCCATATCCTGATGAACCATTTTGATGACATCTGCGGGGGATCGATCAACATAAGGCGTAGCCAATAAGCGTAGCATAGCAAAAACACGCTTAGCCATCTGTTTGTCTTTATCAAACGGACTATTCCAATCATCACCTTCAGTCCTTAGATTTTGTTGACTTAATGACCTGTTGGCAGGGTGAAGATGAGTTCTCTCGTCGTGATTTATTGACATCATGAAAGGAATATATAAGATTTTGAGTGAAAATTTTACAGATTTAAATTCTAGATAACATCATACATAATGAAAGTACTAACGTATAAGTAATTAACAATTAAAGATCGCAGTTAGTTGCGGGCTTCTCAATTATTCCAACTCGTTTCACTAAGTCAGAAATAGTGTTTTCCAACATCAAAATTTTGCCAGCATCGCTTGGCTCGATCCGGGTCCGACGATTTTTAGTTCCATATTTTGAAAGCATATCATTGTGCAACTGTGTATGATACATGTAAGACATAGAAGAAGTGGGGGGAAGTGGGGAGCTAGTAGGAAAAGTTCCTTCATAAGTCAAATAAACTTCAGATCCTGCACCATCAAAAATAACATCTGAAGCAAAGGGCTGTGTTGTAAGGAATCCATTGGGGTTTAATCTAAGAATACGAATAGGATCAGGGAAAGCTTTTGTCCTAACGGCATAAAGATAGCTAACGGCAGGGTCGAGACCAGAAGTCGCGTCCATGTCGAAAGCCATATCCTCCGTCTGGATATTAAGCGATCTAGTTCCAACATTCGTAAACGTGACAATAGATTCATTAGCAACAGTGGGAGTGAGAGAAGTACTATTTCCTGTAATAGTCAAAGCAGCAAGGGAAATGGGAGCAGAGTTTTCTCCAGCGACAGTCAAATAACAGGAGTGACCAGCATCAGCAGGATAGCTTGCAAAATACAATCCACCATTCATAGGCTGGAAAAAGACTTTAAATTCACCAGAATCAAATTTCTTAGAGGAGGTACTATTAACGGGAGTCATCACTGTAATCAAATTAAGACCATATAAGTTAGCTGTAGCTTCATAAGCGCTGAGCTCGCAATTTTGAATAATATTTTGATGTCTGCCAGGGAAAATGGACAAATCTAGATAAGAAGAAGAATCAGAATTAACAAGAGAGAACTGGGCCATACCTAAATGCGTGGTATTAGCTTCTATCCCATTCCGGAGCGTCAACATTGCAGGGTCGAGGGTTTGACTAGGAAAACTAGAAGTGTAAACACCGTTGATTCCCTTAGCCATCATACCTCCAACCGACAATGATGTCACACCAGAATTAAGATATTGCATACGCATTCGAGAAGACACTTGATCGTCACACCCTCGCTGATTAAAGATGTCAGTGCACGTAGCAACAGACAAGGGACCAGCGTTGATGGGAGGAGCAATAGTTATACCGAATGAAGGATTTGGTTGTGCAAACTGGAATTTGCCCACAGATTCAACAACAAGAGAAATACTATCAAAAGTAGCATTCTGTGTCACGAGAGGACCAACAACATAGAAAACAATATACCCTCCAAAAGATTCAGGCTTAGTGTAATCAGGGGTGTTGGTGCTCCAATGAAACATAACGTTTCTCTCATCAGGAGGTGAATACGTCATCCAGTCTGTGTTCTTAGGATCCAAATCAACGTTAGGATAAGCGGTAAGATTTTCAGTTCCCATTCCACGAATTTCAGATTCCGAGATATTAGGGGGAAGAAATCCAACCCTGAAAGAGCCTCCAAAGAACGCAGTAGCCATAAAACGGCACCGAATACCCATGGAACCATTCCAGGCATTGAACATTTGATATACAAAACGAACAAATTTATGACAAAATAGGGGATGTACTTTAATAATGCCAAACACGTGACCAGGTTGAAACTTGGAAGAAATAACGAATCGGGTAAGGAAAATCCAATCACGAAAGAGAAGAAAATTAAGAGTTTCAATCGCACTAGTGTGCTTAATTTCTGATGGTTGGGATTGAAGTGTCTGTGCATCTTGAGACGGAACTGTTTCCGCTGTACCAGAGATGCCACCAGAGTCGATTGCCTCACCGAGGCCTGACATAATGAATTTGGGGGGGGAACGAAATGAATGATGATAGAAGAAACGCAAAGTGTATTATCACAATAATTTAAACGTCGAGTTACAAATATTAAAATGAAAGTACATTGTATTAGTAATTTAAAGGGGCATACCAAGTGTTGCATAACATTCCTCGTAAGAGGGGAAATTTAACATAATAGGTTTGCCTTTAATCGCTTTGCGAATCTTCTTACACCAAACATCGAAAAATTCACGACCATGTAAAGCCAATTCAGGAAAAATAGTATCAATGGATTGGGCCACGAGTGCAGGATCACTACATACGGGCCACTCAGAATCCACAGGAGAATAGGGGGGGGAAAATCTAATCCAAGAGAGTTGCTTAACAATAGAATCCAAGTTTGCCTTGCCAACCCAATATCCTGATTCATTTCGGAAAGATTTCTTAAGAAATTCCAACTCTGCTAAGGGCCTAATATTTGGAACTTCACCAGTTGATTTTGCGGCACTAGTTGCCTTAAAGCCATAGATAGTAACAATATCTTTACAACTATTAAAATGAAACCATGATTGAACGTCCGGATGAACTGCAGCAAAGAAATCGTCTCCATAAAACCCACATCTTACATACTTTTTAAAAGAAGCGTAGTTTGCAAGCTCAGGAGCATGAATTCGAGCCAATCGCAACCAGACACAGAAAGTCAAAATCCAATTTATGAGAGAATTTTCAACAGCGGTACCAGGATTCCCAGAAACTTGAGATCCCTCTAGACGCCACACGCGATTCCCTGACACTACAAGAGCACGCTCAACAGCGCGGTGTAGGGATAATCGTGCAACATCATGAGAAGCCTTCCATTCCTTATCCTCGGAACAATGCTGATACACTCTATTAACTAACCGGGGAACAGCCTCAGTAAAAGCACGAGGAACACCTCCATCCCAATTGGCATAATCCATATCAAAACCGTGGTCAGACACTTCAGCAAAATAATGATAAAGTGCATGTCCTTCGAGTGAGTTAAAGTTTATGCCAACTTTTATGGGGTGCATGTCGAAAGTTTCACCAATTCTGTGAAGAAAAGAACCAAAATACTTACGATAAGCAATCAAATAGTCAAAAGGGCATCCAAAGAAAACACGAGTCTTACGAGAATTCACATCATATATCTTTTTCAATTTATAAACTTCATCCTTCAGATAAGCTGAAAAGATTGCATCAATTTCCAAGTTATTTTCCGCATCGACACACATCTGATCGATTCGAGAGGATACATACTGTCCAGCCTCAGAGTTATCAAAATACCACAATCCATTGGTAGGATTCTGCTGAAGATAATCACCTTTATTTCTCCTATTGGGGAATTTTTGGGTGAAAGGAAATCCAGCAGAACCTGATCTATCAATAGAATGAGCCTTGGGATACTCTTCCTTGAATGGCGTGTTAATAGCCTCTGTCTTCGTATAAATGCGTGTGTCAAGATCTTTACTATTAAATATCGAAATCAATTCATCAGAAACAGCAACAACAGCAGCCTCTATATCAGCCAAACACTCAGCAGATGCCTCATTGGCCTGATATCTCGCGAGCCCCTCATTCAACATCGATGCATGATCAGTATTTCTAAAGTCAGTTGTCGAAAGAATGGAAGGCTCAAAAGAATCATCAATGTCAAGTCCGGTCTTATACTTTGAAGTAGTGGCGGGTGTATAGACTGTTGAAATTGGTCTTCCCACTAAATTTAATCCAGTTTGAACACATTTCTTATGTTGAGTGAATTCAGTAAAATCTCTAGAAGATTTCTTTTCCAATGAAATAATTGTATCAGATTGGGCCATAAATCTTTCAATATATTCACGGGTAAATGCAATAGCAATTGAAGTTGAATTTGCTCCAGCTCTATGAATACCACACAATTTAGATGTGATACTCTTTCCAATGAGATACACTGGATTTCCACAATCTCCTCTAACGGTGACTCCGGAATAACCGATATGACCGAGTGTCATATTATAAATTAGTTTTCCACCTTCCATTTTACCTTGATTTGTAATCTGGGCATCAGCAGACGCTGGCTTATGAGTTATTCTTCTTCCATCAATATCATGTCTAACAAACATGAGAGGAAATCCCTTAGGTCTTAGGGTTATAACTTTCATAAACTCTTCCTCAGTGATTATAAATTTGGTAATATCTGCCTGTGCTGGAAACTCTTTATTTGTAACCACGAACAGTGCCATATCACCAAGCTTACTTTTCCTGAGAAGTTTAACTTGCCAATTGTCAGTCTTATCCATCATACGCATCTTAAGGTTCAATGAATCATCGAATGCATGAGCTGTAGTAACTCCAATATTACCTTTTAACATTAACCCATTCAATATAAAACCAGTCGTATCATATAAAGCACATGCATTGTTAGCGACCTTATTAGAGATCACATCCAATTGTTCATCATGCATGCCTTCCTGAATTTCGTTTCTATCCATAGTCATATCTTTTAAATAGTTTGGAAATCTACGCCTGTAGAAATCATAAACTCCTTTGGGAATCTGAACATTTGTCTCAGGGCCAAACAACTTCTGAGTGGCAACGAGCCAAATGCACTTATTCTCATAATCATATGGGATGCCATATGCATAGGAGAATGCAAACACCGATCCGAGGTCAATTTTGGTCTTGTGGCTAAGGGGAACTACTTTACTTATCATAAGGTTCATACCTTGCACATCAACATTTCGAGTCTTAATAAACTTGTGCTCGAGTTCTCTCTCTCCACACTGGAATGATGATCTTCCAGTCATAGAGGGAACTTTCCATCCTGCACTATATGGTAAACACATTCCATGGAATGTTCCGAGATTAGATGATTCTTTCATAAGATAAATGCGATCATCATGGAAAATACCAAACTCGTTTAGATTGTTGACAACAACATCACCGTTTTCTGGTTTTGCTATGGGAAGAGTAGCCCATTGAACTTCATCTTTCTCTTCCTCTTTGAGCGCTGGTAGGGCTTTTATAATTTCTTGAGTTTCTTCGGGGTATTTCCTTTCTCGGAAAAATCCAATTCTAACCAAAATCCACGTTCTTGTTTCCGGGTCATATTCCCATCGATATCCTTTTGGCGGACGTGATCTGCGCTCGACACCCTCTGGGATACTTGGAACAAATGCACGACACTCTCTAAAGAAACCAATTCTAACCAATATCCATGTCCTAGTTTCAGGATCATATTCCCATCGATATCCTTTAGGAGGGCGTGAACGTCGTTCAGCACATCCCTGGACATCTTCCATAAATGCATTCCAGTCAAAGTCTGAATCTTCGAAATCGTCTATAACCTCACTTGGTGGGATAGGGGGAGAAAGAACAACCAATTCTACAGGAGTAGATGGAAGAGGGGGAAGAGTTTGTGTGGCAGAGTAAAACAATGGTGCGAGAAGCGCGGAGATAGAAGCAGTGGAAGCAGCAATACCAAAAATAGAACAGCCTAATTTTGCATACTTCACAAATGGTAAATCGTCAAACATACGCATCGTCAATTCTGTTGTGGTTTCAACCCTTGTAGGAAGAGTCTTTTCACCATGTAGTCCGAATAATTTAGTTAAAACACCATGATAGCGCATATTATGCTTGTCAAATTCTACAAAATCACCACCCATAACAAGTCCATTGGCAGTCATACGGGGTCGCATAGGACAATGTTCATCAACTAAATACGCAGTCGGTTTGCCTTCGTTCGAAATAAATCCAAAAGTCACGTCCAGAAACTTAATCACAACATGTGGAAAATTCTCTGGACCCGACTCAAGCTCATTGAATTCGGCAATAAACTGCTTTATATTAGAAGAAAAAGTATCCTTAGCTTTTCCAATAATGCCAATAGCACCAGTGACGTGGGCAGCAACTTCAAACATACTTGCTTTAACGAGCTTACCATCTTTATCTTGTTTATAAATTTCGAAACACTTGAAATCCTGAAGGGAAAATGCAGATGAAAATTGATCAGAACAAGCATCAATATTAACAATAAAATCAAAATGTTCTGGCATTGGGACAATAAATGCATCAGTATTGAATACAGTCTTAGCAACCATATCCATCTTTAAGCAATGCTTAAGACGTTGAACAATGTCCGAAAATACCATATTACCGTTCTTTATATTGGCATCCACACTCAAATATTTTCCACGTTCGACAAAATCCTTGTCACCAAGGAATTGACCTAATGTCAACCCTTTAGCTCTAAGCTTCAATTTAGTTTTGAATGTGGCTGTAATAGTAAGAACAAGTGATCTATTACATATCATATCTCTCTCTTGCTTATGTGATTTCCATATCTCAGTATCATTATTGCCAGTAGCGATGATTTTACCACCTTTACCTTCATAACTACGAACAAGTTGCTCGCGATAGCAATCAAATCTGTCACGTGAAGCAGTGACATCATCAAACCAAAGGATCTTACCTTTGGGATATTCCTCGTCCTTCTCGAAAAGAACTCTATAATATTCATCAACTTTAAAAGTTTGTTGAAGAATATAAGTTTTACCAACATGAGAATCACCAAGAAGCAAAGCACTATAAAACTTATGGAAAACTTGTGGAGAAACAGGACGCATATTTGTTGCCTGCGGAGTAATAGTCTCAACAATATTTCCAAAAGTCCAATGAGCATTTTCACAATTAAAATACATTTTTATATCCGGAAATGCTTCAACAATTTCGTCACAGTTCATCTGAGTTTTAAAATATTTCTTAAATAATCCATCTTCAATTATAGGGCGGTTGAAGAGGTGTTCACCATTATGTGAATTAACATAAATTTTGCCAGCACGTGTTCGCACAATGAGATACTCAGAGAGGGCATCACATTCCTTGAGATACGCAATTAGACAATCATCTGTGAACATAGAATCCAATACAAAAGAATCTTCTTTGGGAAACTTAATAAGAAAATCAGTAAAAGATATCTTATACTCTGTGGGAGATTCATTTAGCGCTGATGCTAAACAAGAAAGAACTTTCTGTCCATTATACAATATGCAAGGGAGAGGGTCTTGACGAACTGTTTCAAATTTGAATCTGCAATCAGGCGCAATCGCACGTTCTGCATTTTTAGCATGTGCAAGTGCCTCCAATTGTTTTCCTTTACGCTTAAGAATTGATGGAATATCAAAAATTTCTGAATTATACTCAATCTTCTCAGTTTTTATGGGTTCACCACGTTTGAGCAAGATATTTTCAATATGAAGTCTGTATCTCTCAGATCTGAACTTCTCATGTTCCAAAACAATCTCCAGAATCTCTTCATAAGTAACATCACAAAGGTACTCTGCAGATTGCTCATTAATATGAGCAGCCGGTGAGGAAGCAGGATCTTCCATACGCTCAAATGCAAACATGCATATGCGAGGAAGATTCTCTTTCCACCACTGAGGATCAGTTGGTTCACTACGATATTTTTCTTTATAAGCAGCGAGTTTTTCGTTAAATACATAAAAACAATAATCCCGGCGACGATCAAATGAAATCAAATTCTGAATTGTTGGAGAATCTTGAAGATAGTTAACGTTCGAAGTTACTATCATATATTGTGAGACAAAAGGTTTACCTTTGTCTCCTTGAAATGCACCAATAACATCCTTTGCATCTTCTGAGGTAAATCCATGAAACTCTAATTGATCAAGTCCATCTTTTCTCTGACATAAATCATCCATGAAATAAACTGCCTGAGCAGCATAACCTGAATGAAATTTATCGTCGAAAGTACGGGGATATTGACAACAATTTCGAGCAGTACAAATATCTGAACAAAGCTTCTTAGCCATTACAGTTTTACCATGACCAGGTGGTCCAGCAAACCATATACAGGACGGACGTTGTTTACCATTATCGGCTTTAACCATATTAACCTTGAGTTCGTTTAGCGTCTCTATCATTTCAAGACACTTCGCGAGTTTTTGGCTTACATTATAATTTGACTTATCATTCATTTGAATTTCATTGTACTTTTTATTAAGATCCTGATATCTAACATCAAGTTTCAAGACAGTATTATTACGAATTAAACCAAAATAATCAACCTTTAAATCATTAGTGTATTGAACACATTCGGTATAAAGAGTGTTAACTTTCATAGTGAGAAGTTGCAACTTCTTGGCAGCAGGTGAAAAATATTCTTTGCCAAAGAGGGAGTATCCCATAGTGAACAGAGAGTCAACTGAGCTATTAACCTGTGCTGAAATATAATCTTTTGCTTTAAGAGCAGCTACAAATTTAACCAGATTGGCAGAACTTTCTTTAAGAATTCCAATATCAAGCATCTTAGTGATGCCAAACATAACGGCAGCAATGGCCAGAAATCCAGCGACAGGTCGTATAACATCTAAATGCGCATCGATCCATTCTAATGCTGTATTGGAAGATGCATTAGCGGCTTTCATGCCCTCAACACCAAGAGTAGGATCATACTCTTCAAGATCTGGAAGGGTTGAGAGAGACTGTTGTACAGCTTCAAGAGAAGGCTGGTGTACGGGTATTTGTACTTGAGATTCATCTTGTTTAAAGAATCCCATGACAGTTTGAAAGAAAGCTTCAATTTCGGGGAGTGAATTCATGAGCATATGAACTTTAGTGTACGTAGTTGTGGGACAATACATCTGAAGTATAGCGTACAGAATTGCGGGCTTCCTAATTTTGTGCGGTGTTAATAGGAAATCAGAAATTAATGAGACAAGGGGAACAAGTCGCATTTCTGAAATCTTTGCTTCAAAATCATGGATCAAAGTGGCGAATTCTGCCACTTTGGATTGGGGGACATCTAACGGGGTGTCAACCGATGAGGAGTGTCCGACGGATGAACTGTCGGATACATCTTCGTCAATGAACGGAATGTCCATATCGGATGAAATGGATGATGATGGGGTTTGGAATGATAATGAAGTTTGGGTTTGGAGTGGTTGGTGTGCTGCCATGAAGGCTGCACTGTGAGTTTGTTGAGTCATGAATTGAGTTTGAATTGCAATTGAGGTAACGTGTAAG